CCAGTACCGCAGGCCAGGTGTGAAGAGGATTGAGAAGTACGAGGTCAAGGCCCCCGGCGAGTACCTGGAGACCCTTAGCGCGTACTTCGTTGACGAGCCTGGCTGCCTGGAAATATGGCTGCGCTGGAACGGCTACATCACCGGCCGGGAGCTGAACAGGGACATGAAGGTCAGTGCCCTAGGGATCGTGACTCTCCTTTGCGAAGCGAAATGACCGAGACACACCCCCGCAAGCTGCCAGGGCGGTACGTCGTAAAGCCCCTGAGCGATGACGAGTTCTACTGGCACGCCTACCTCGGGGACAGCCGGGTTAACGGTGGCATAGCGACGGATTACGTACTGGCGGTGGCCGACGCCCGGCGCGCTATCGTCATTGCCCGCGAGTCGCTGCTGACTGAGTTCTACTACTGGGACGTAGAGACCTGCACCTGGGTACGCAAAGGGGAATTGCCGCCCTTGTGATGTAAGCTCACACTGTGGTGATGCGGCAAATTGAGCGAGTAGAGCTTCCAGACGGCACCTTCATGGACGGGCCGCTACTGGGGCACCAGATGCCGCGCCTGTACAGCGTGCCGGAACGCCATGAGGTGCAGCAGCCCGACTGCGTGATGTGCCAGATCGAGGCGATGGAGGAGAAGCACGAGCACGGGTGCGGCGACCACATCGGCCAGGAGGCCCTTGAGTGGGCCGAGGGCTTCGGCTACGACCTGGACGTGTGGCAGAAGTGGGCCATCCGGCACATGTTCGGGCGCAAGCCCAACGGGTTGTGGGCCGCTCCTGACGTAGTGATGATCGTGGCCCGGCAGAACGGCAAGGGCACCGTGCTCGAAGTTCGCGAGCTGGCCGGGGTCTTCCTGCTTGAGGAAGAACTGATCATCCACACGTCGCACCAGCTGAAGACCTCGCTGAACCACCTTGAGCGGCTGTCCAACACGATCAAGTCGTACCCGTCACTGGACAAGAAGGTCTCCAACATCGTCACGGGCAACGGCAAGGAGGCCATTAAGCTCAAGCCTCGCCCGACGCTGATCTTCGGCCCTGGTGGCAAGGAGATCCTGGCCCGGCGTACCTCCAAGATCGAGTTCCACGCCAGGTCAGGCTCTGCCACCTCCCGAGGATTCTCCTGCGACTGCCTGGTATACGACGAGGCCATGATCTTGTCGAACGAGCAGGTTGGTGCCTCGATGCCCACGATGCGCGCCCGGCCGAATCCCCAGATGATCTACGCAGCTTCCGCCGGACTGGAAGACGGCTCCGTGTCCCAGCAGCTAGCGCTCATGCGTAAGTCAATGACCAAGCACGATCCGGACACCTTCGGGCTGGAGTTCTCCGCCAACCCTCACGACGACTCGTGCCCTCGTGACGAGACCCACGGCCGGGAGAGCAACTACTTCATCGTCTGCGACAAGCACGACGACCGTGACGACCCGCGCACCTGGGCCAAGGCCAACCCGGCTATGGGAACTCGCGTCACCCTCGCTACGACGCGCCGTGAGCTGAACAAGATGCCTCCGGCCAAGTTCGACATCGAGATCCTGTCCATCGGCAACTGGCCGTCCGAGGAAGAGCCCTGGGAGACGATCAGCCGCCCGGCCTGGAAGGTGCTCACCAACGAGGACCCCGGCTTCCCGACGCCGCCCATGGTGCTGGCGTTCGACGTGTCCGAGGACGGTAAGTCCGCTACGGTGATGGGCTCCTGGGCGCACAAGCAGGACCGTACCGTGATCGAGATGCCCTTGGACGGTCACCGCTACGGCACCGGCTGGGTCATCGACTTCGTGCACGCCAAGTACCTGAAGCGCCGCCCGCTGGCCATCGCCGTGCCGAAGTCCGGGCCTGCTGCCGGGCTGCTCGACGACGCCATCAAGAAGTGGGGCGACCGCGTGTACCCGGTGGGACCGGCGGAGGAAGCCGCCGCGTTCGCGTTCCTCATCCAGCAGGTCAAGGACAAGAAGCTCTGGCACTTCGGCGAGGAGATGGCTCCCACGCTGTGGCATGCTGTCGGCCGGGCCGGTACGAGGGACGTCGGAGACGGCGGCAAGGCGTGGAAGCGGCGCGATGCCGAAGGGGATATCAGCCCGATTACCGCTGGTACGCTGGCCGCGTACGTACTGAACAAGAAGCGCCGGTCGTACGACCTCACGAACACCATCGCCTAGGAATAGGCGCTTCCCGGCTAGGGTTTACATAAGCATGAGCACCAACAAGATCATGGACGTTGAGCATGCCCGCAACCAGGAGTACGTCCACCGGGTCAACGTCGAGAAGGGCTGGTTCGACAAGCCAGTCAGCTTCCTGGAGGCCATGGCCCTCCTGGTGACGGAGATCACCGAAGCGGACGACTCGGTGGAGGCCGAGGGCCTGATCGGCGGCCGGGAAGCCCGGCACCACACCCGGTCTGAACTGGCCGACGTGTACATCCGCCTTGTGGACGACGCCTCCCGGTTCTCGCTGAACCTCGGCGTGATCGTGGACGTGTACCAGTTCAGCTACGAGCCGCTGCCGTTCCGTACCTTCCACGACGCCACCCGCAGGCTCGTCAAGCGCGTCGTGGACATCATCGAGGCGTACCGAGTGGAGGGGCTGGACGACGAGCGCAAGCCCGGCCTTGAGACCACCAGGGCTTTCGCCTACTTCTACCTCCAGCTCCGGGACACCTGCGACTACTTCAAGGTGGACCTGATGCAGGCGTTCAACGACAAGATGGCGGTCAACGAGAAGCGCGAGTACCGGCACGGAGGGAAGCACGCGTAATGGCAGTCACGGTAGGGCGGCACATGCCGCCGGAGGCACCTGTGAGCATCGCTCACCGCAAGACCGTGTCGCAAATTCAGTTCGACAAGCCACGGGACTTCCTGCTGTACCTCGAACGGCATCCCGAACTGCGGGAGCAGATCGACGGCGGCGAGTGGCAGTGGTCCGCGCAACAGCCTGAAGGAGGGCACTGATGAACATCAAGAAGCTGTCAAAGTACCTGGCGGTGCCTGCCCTGGTGGCCGGGCTCGCTGTCCCGGCTCTGAAGGCGAACGCCGCCACGCCGGATACTCCGCACCAGTTCATCCCGCACAGCACCGGCCACTCGGTCGGCAGCTCCCCGAACGCGGCAGCGGTCAGTCCAGACGTTAACGGAGCCACCGGCTACTACTATGCCACCGCGTTCGACAGCGGCAACGCCTCGGGGCATCCCGGCACGAGCATCAAGGCTTCCTTCTACGGCAACGCCGAAACCGTGCCCAACTCCCAGGCGGGCAACCACTCCCTGACCGAGACGTGGGTCCAGGACAAGAACGGCAACGCGGTAGAGATCGGGGAGATGACCGACCCGGACTTCTGGGGGACTAACAACCCGGTCCTGTTCGCAACAAGCTGGACGGCCGGTCACTTCAACGGCTACGCAGGCAGGTCTACGGACGTTACAGGCTTCGTCAGCACCAGCTCCACGGTCAAGGCAGGCGTCACCCAGCCCCCGATCGGCTCCTACACCAGCTACCAGATTGTCTACTCCGGCGGCCAGATCCAGTTCTTCTACGCCGGTCACGAGTTCGGCTACATCCCCGGCTCGTTCTTCTCCGGCGGCTACCAGGGGAATCACGAGTCGCAGACGTACGCCGAGACGTACAACGGAGTCAGCGGCGGTGCCCTGCCGACCATGAACGGCGGCGTTGAGAGCTACAACGCGGGCGGACCCACCCTGAATGACTACGGAGTCTCCACGCCGTACAAGATCCACTCCGAAACCCCGACCAGCTTCAGCTTCAGCGGACCCGCGTAAGCAAGCACGCCTAGGAGGGCACTCATGAGCGCGGCGTTATCCTCTACCACGAGTTCTGAGGAGACCATGCCCCAGCCACGTAGCGGCTGGTACTTTGACGTATACGGCGCTGTCACGTACCTCGAAGACGAGCCGTTCATGACAGCCAGCGAGTACCATTCCTACCGCAAGATGTGGATTCTCGCTTTCGGGGACCACGACGACCTGTGTGAGCGTCAGGTTTGCAGCCTATGCCGTATTCAGCCTCCGCAAGAGCAGCCAGCTTCTGTCCGGCACGTGTAGGCCGCTGGCTCTGGCTAGGCCGGGCACGCTGGGCTCCTGACGCCAGGGACGCCAGCTCTCCTGATAGCTTGCAAGATCTGCCGTATGATGACGAGCATGACGGCGATCATGGAACGGGCGACTGAACTCGCCCAGCAGAACACGCCCGGCGTGACATTCGCGAAGTTCGGAGTTTTCCTGGAGAACCTGTTCCTGGGGACACTCCGGCTTCTCGGCCTTATCGTCGGGCGCACGTGGTTTCACGCGTCGCGCATGCTATTCGTTATCGGGCTGGCGTTCGCGGACGGTTACAAGGACGGCGTAAAGGCCCTTCCGCCTGCGCCGCCAGTTCCAGTCAACGCCCCGTTCCCCAGCCAGTCCGCCCAGCTTCTGGACGATCCCCGGACCATCGACACCTACCAGACTCCGTTCGGCGTACCTTACGGCCCGAATGTACAGGCGAGCCACGACTAGCTAGAACAGGGCTTTAGCTACGGTGTGACGGCCTAGTCCGAGCTGTTTGCCGATCGCTGTCATCGTCATGCCTGCCGCGTGTAGCTCTTGTATCCGGGCGATTATGACCGGAGTCAGCTTCAGGTTCCGGGTGTTAGCTGCCTGCTCGGCAGGGGTTGCCCAGCGCCAGTTGCCCGGAGAGTAGTCACCGTCGTTGTCGCGGCGGTCTAGAGTCATGCCCGGAGGGCGCTCGCCTACATCGGCTAGGAAGTTCTCGAACAAGCGCCAGCGTTCGCATACCTTGATGCCTCGGCCACCCCAGCGAGGGTACTTAGGGTTGTTCGGGTTGGTACACCGCTGCCACATGTTCTTCCAGGTGTAGTACAGCTCGTGCTTGCTCAGCCCGTGGGTAGTGGAGCGTGCGATCGTTGTCTCGCGTTTGAGGCACCCGCAGCTCTTCTGCCGACCGCTGACGAGCATGCTCTTGTACGCTACAACCCGCTGTCCACAAGCACATTCGCACTCGTACCGAATACTGTGATTGAGGTTCACAGTCCTAGCTACTATGGTTAGACGAGAGTACCTGCGTCCGATAAGGGTGTCCACTCTCCTAAGCATAGGCGGTGTACGTAAATGTACCCAACCGAGAGGGGGTGGTAAGGGCCATGGCTCGCTATCGTGATCGTCTTCTAGCGTCTGCTCAGGTGGAGCAGCGTGTGATCGGTGGGGTGCCCTGGCGATTACGCCCCTGGGACTCCTGGCAGTGGCGTTTTGACACAGGCGGTCCTCCGCACCCCTCGCGGCAGTTCCTGGGGCCGGACTCCGCCCTGGCGCTCCCGGCGCTGTACGCGGCGGTCAAGCTGATCGCGGACAACATCTCCTCGATGCCCTTGCGCACGTACATCCAGAACGGCACCGGGCGGCCTTCCGGCCCCGGCGGCAAGCGCCTGTGGACCGGCCCGACGTTCTTTGACGAGCCCTCGTACTACAACACCATGTACGAGTGGATCAACATGATGATGGTCTGCGTGCTGCTTCAGGGCAACGCCTGGGGCTTCATCACCGGCCGCGACGCGTACGGCTTCCCCACGGGCATCGAGTGGGTACCCCCGCAGGACGTGTACGTGCACGAGTCGGCCGACGAGAACTCGTGGAATCCCATGAAGGCGAAGGTCTTCATGTTCGGCCGCGAGGTCCGCTGGCACGGGCCGGACGCTGAGGTGTTCCACCTGCGCGGCATGCCGATGGCCGGTCGTATCGAGGGCATTTCCCCGCTACGGTCCTTTGCGCTCACCATCCTGGCCGGGACTGAGGCCCAGCGCTTCGGCACCGACTGGTTCGCCAGCGGCGGCTTCCCGCCAGGCACGTTCCAGAACGCCGAAATCGAAGTGGACAAGGACCAGGCGGCGCACATGCGCGCTGAGCTGGTCAAGTCCCTGCGCCGCCGCGAGCCGCTGGTCTACGGCCGGGACTGGGACTACAAGCCGGTCACCGTGCCGCCGTCTGAGGCCCAGTTCCTTGAGGCCATGCAGATGAACGCCACCCAGGTAGCCGCTATCTTCAACGTCCCGCCAGACAGGATCGGCGGCACGCGCGGCGACAGCCTGACGTACAACACCACCGAGCAGTCCACG